AAGTTTTTCTTTGTAAACGAGCCTCCATCTTGCGTGGGGGTTTTGTTTTATGAGAACTAATTACACATGGAGGACTTTATATGCCCATAAACATGAACCCACAATCACAAACTAGTGCAGTAATATTACCAGCGACTGGTGCAGCAGGTGTTCAACCGGGAGTAGCTGATTCTACTGCTCATGATCGAGCTGTTGCTGGTCAAGATATTTTATCTGCGTGTCCTTTCGGGGCTTATACCGGATCATTAGATTTCTTGACTGGTGCTTCTATGCAAGTTGATTATGTTTACAAAAAACTTGGTGGAGACGTTATAGATATTGAGTTAACGGTTGATAATGTCTACGCAGCTTATGAAGAAGCTTGTTTGGAATATTCGTATATCATCAACTTACATCAGAGTAAAAATGCGCTGCCAAGTTTATTGGGACAAACCACAGGAACTTTTGATTATGAAGGCCGTTTAAAAACAGCGATCACAGGCGCGGGAACGCCCCAAATTTCTGTTAGATATCCAAGATTTCAATTTTCTTCTGTCAAAAGAGTAGGTGATGGTTTATCACAAATTGGCGGCTTGGGCGGAACTATTCGTGAATATTCAGCTTCTTTCGCCCCCTCAACAAACGTTCAAGATTATGACTTACAAAAAGTTGTCGAGGATGCATCAGCATCTGGTGAGGACGACGGAGGACAAGCCGTCGACTTTTCAGGAAAAATTGACGATAACCAAAGAATCATTATAACAAAAGTTTACTTCATCTCTCCGCGTGCAATGTGGCGTTTTTATGGTTATTATGGCGGTGTAGGTGTGGTCGGAAATTATTCAACATATGGGCAGTTTGCAGACGACTCTACGTTTGAGATTATTCCAACATGGCAAAACAAAATGCAAGCAATCATGTATGAAGATTCAATTTATACAAGAACTTCTCACTATTCGTATGAATTAATAAATAATAAGATAAGACTTTATCCAACGCCAAGCTATTGGTCCATGCAGCTGGATAGGATATGGTTTAGATTTTACATTGAAGAGGATGCCTGGAAAGAACCAGATGGGTATCACGATGGAACGCTTGGTGTTAATAATATGAATACTTTGCCTTTTGAAAACATCCGTTACGAAAATATTAATTCAATGGGTAAACAATGGATTAGAAAATATGCTCTTGCCCTTTGCAAAGAAATGCTAGGCCAAATCCGAGGTAAGTTTACAACTGTGCCAATACCAGGCGAAGCTGTAACCTTAAATCACGCCGAACTATTAGGACAAGCAAAAGAGGAACAAGAGTCACTTAAAACAACTTTAACTGAGCAACTAGCAACTATGGAGTATACCGAAATCGCCAAAAGAGAGACAGAAATGGCTGATGCTGCAACTGCTACGTTTAAAAATTCTCCTTTGCCAATTTTTGTGGGGTAATAATATATGTCAAACGAATGGGACAGACCTGAAACTCCACCGCCACCATTATTTCTTGGTAAAAAAGAACGCGATTTAGTTAAACAAGTAAACGATGAGCTTATTGAAAAAGTCATTGGCCAACAAATTTTATATTATTCAATTGATATGGATACCACTAATTTTCACCCATTGTATGGAGAAGCGATTGAAAAAACATTTTTACCCCCTGTTAGAGTTTATGCGCTTGTAAAATGGAAAACTGAAAAAACTGATTATCTTGAAGGAGTTGGTATAGATAAGCAATGGGAAATCACAATTCATTTTCATCGTCGTAGACTAACAGAGGATCAAGACTTATTTGTAAGAGAAGGAGATTTTGTTTTGTATGGTGACCACTACTATGAGATTGTTGAGCTAGCAGAGGACAAGCTGCTATTTGGGCAGGTTGGTAATGAATTTGAAATAACCGCAGAATGTAAGCGCGCAAGAAAGGGGCTATTCGATGCTACCTGATAATTTTGATTTTGCAATGTTACCGGAAGGATCAACAAGCTATTCTTTAAAAGAGCTTGGTATGCTTGAGTCATCTATTGAAACAATAGATTTTGCTATTGTCTCATGGTTAAAAGAGGATTTAAATTTAAGATCTAAAACAAATGAGGGCTTTAGCTTGGTCCCTGTCATCTGGCAAACTCCAGAGAGAGCTTTCCAGGTAAAAAATAATAAAGAGCTTAGAGACGACGTGGGGGCAATCAAACTGCCTGTTATCAGTGTTGATAGGACCAACATGACAAAGGATCCTGCTAAAAAAGGATCATTTCAAGCTCATTACTATTCTGATAGAAACAATGGGAGATCTGGACGTTGGGTTATTGCAAAAAGAATTGTTGAAGATAAAACTAGAAATTTTGCTGTGGCAGGCAACACAAGGAATGGTCAAGATTCGGGAGGCACTCGACAAAGATATTATCCGAGAGTAAACAAGAAAATTGTCATACAAAGTCTATCAATACCTATACCTGTTTATGTTAATGTAGAATATAAAGTTACTATCAAAACAGAATACCAGCAGCAAATGAATCAAATTTTGCAACCTTTCATATCAAGAACTGGTCAAATTAATTCTTTTGTTATGAAAAGAAATGGTCATTTGTATGAAGCTTTTATAGAACAAGGCTTTGCTCATAACAATAATGTCAGAAACATGGGTCAAGATTCTAGAATGTTTACGACTGATGTGGTTATAAAAGTTCTTGGATATCTAATTGGCGATGGAGACAACGATGATCGTCGAATTGTAAGACTAGATGAAAACGCTGTTGAGGTAACGTTCCCGCAAGAAAGGACTGCACCTGCTGGTGAGCCTAACTTTTTCGGCGAGATTAAAAAATAATTTTACACTTCCTGAACTGCCTTTTGACGCCTTTTGAAATTAAAAATACTATTTAATTAATGATTGCAGCATCATTTGCGAGATTTTTATAAGAGGAAAGCAATATGTCAGTAAAAAGTTTTAAATTTGTATCTCCTGGAGTGTTTATTAACGAGATTGATAACTCGTTTACACCCAAGTCGTCAGATAATATAGGTCCAGTTATTATTGGTCGTGCATCCAGAGGTCTTGGAATGCAGCCGGTTACTGTTGAATCTTACTCTGAGTTTGTTACCATGTTTGGTGATACCGTTCCCGGAGGAGGTTCTGGAGATGTCTATAGAGATGGAAACTTTCAGTCTCCCATGTATGGAACATACGCCGCTAAAGCTTTCCTTAACGCAAACGTTGCACCCGTTACATATATTCGTCTTTTAGGTCAAGAAAACTACACGACCAGTACTGGTGGAGATGCTGGTTGGAAAACCGCAAAAGACACAAATTTTGACTTTTTCGAAAATGGCGGCGCTTACGGATTATTCCTTTTCCACTCCGGTAGTGATATGGATTGCGGAGATGGAAAACTAGCAGCGGTTTTCTACCTTGAAGATGGTACAATCGCATTAAGTGGAAATGTGCGCGGCGGAATGATGAATAATGCCCAGGATGGTGGAGACATTCCTACTGCATCTGTTGGTGCTGTTATCGGCGCCGGATCTGATGGTCTGTTTACTGCGGTTGTGAGCGGTTCTGATATTGGAGAAGACAAGATTAAATTTACGTTTGATGAAACCTCCGATAATTACATTCGCAAAAAGTTCAACACAAACCCCCAACTTGGTAACGAAGAAGCTTCAGATTTTTATCCCGCAACTTCAGAAAAATCATACTGGCTTGGTGAAACATTTGAGGCATTCTTAAGAGACGGAATCAACGACCTCGATGGATCCGATGGTGGCCCTACTGGTGTAAGCATGTTAACTGCCTCTCATGGTGTTATTTTGGCTATTCAAAATACAGCAAAACTAGGCCCACACAGAAAACAACAAGAATCACGCGAAGGAGTCGCTGGTTGGTTTATTGGACAAGATCTAGGGGCAGCTGGTTCATATGTGCCATTTAATCAACAGAAACTATTCAGACTTAAAGGCCGCGGCCATGGTGAATGGTTACATAAAAATGTCAAAGTTTCGATTGAGAAAATCAGGTCATCTGTTACCGCTAATTCAGATTATGGTACTTTCTCCCTTGTACTAAGGGACATTAACGACACAGATGCAAATGTGATTGTGTATGAGCGATTTGATAACTTAACCTTGGACCCAACGTCAGTCAACTTTATTGCAAGACGAATTGGAGACAAATATAACAAGTGGGACGCTACTAACAAGCAACTTAAAGAATATGGAGAATATGACAATCAATCTAATTTTATATACGTTGAAATGAACTCCGATGTTGAAGCTGGCGCTACCGATGCTTCACTGCTTCCCTTTGGGTACTTTGGGCCTCCTAAGTTTACAGACTGCTTAAACGTGCTTAGCGGAACTTATGAATTTGTTCTCGGTGAAGGTCGAGTGACAAGTGGATTTATTACTGGCGCCTACGGTTCTGCAAAATATGGCGCCGGTGGCGCTGTGGAATGGCCGGCCAACAAATTCGGGGTGTCCGGCGAGGATGGTACCCCTCCCTTCTTGTCAGGAGGTAATGGTTTTGGCCAAGATATGCCCACTGGTGGGTCAGGAAACCTCACAGGGTCTC